GGCGTAGTGCACAAGGGTGCCTAGTGATACTGGATTGCTAGACTTACCGAATGACTGCCAGCGCTTGTCTAACTCGCTAGATGATGGGTAGGTATTGCCGCCTGCGCTCCAATCGTCCCATAAGTTAAACCCACTGCCTTGCGTGGCGTGGTGCAGTGCCATGCCGATGCGAATCCATTCTTCATGGCCACACGATGGATTAATGCACGCTAACATATCTCGCAAGTCAGCGTCTGATACGTCAACTGTTTGACCATCTACCACGGCGCGGTGAAATTCAGGTTTCTTTAGTAGCTCGATCAATGCCTGAGGGGCGGGGGTGATGTCGGATGGGTCGCCATGCTCCGCCTCGTATAGATTGCCACTGGCGTGAACAGAACCAGCTCCCACAACAAAGCCACCTGTCTTGAAGTCGATACCGCTGAACTCTTTATGAGTCTGGACCATGGCGATAGGCTCGGGAAGTGAAAAATAAACGTGTTTTGAGCCGCCACCGCTGCCTGTCTCGACAATAAAGCCAGACTCCCTCGCTGATGGGATTAGAGCGCACAGCTTCTCATAAGATGAAACCCCGCCGTTGCGAGCGTCCACGTCTACAACAAGCAAACCAGAAACCAAAACACCAAAGCCAGTTTTAAAGTGGCCTAGCTCTTCAAATACTTCTAGCTGGTCTTCTGACCAGTGTGGGGTGTGTTGCCATGCGCTTGTTCTAGGGTGTTTAAAAAATGCCTTACAATTAGGATTGCCGCATTCGCACATTTCGTCTTTAACGCCGTATAGACCGAAAACTTTTAGGCCCGCGTCTATGTATTCTTGATGATCCATTAGTTTTGCTCCTTATTTTCCCATGAAATAACATCCGGTCTTAAGTCTTCCCTTTTGAAATCCCCGCCTGTTTTTATTTCTGCTACGATTGCACACTTTGCACTAATACGGCCACGGGCAATCCAGTTGAAAACTGCTTGGCTTGAAACACCCATTTCACTGGCTAATTGAGATTGCCCACCAAAGTAACTAACTAAACATGTTAGCTTGTCCTTTTGCTGCTGTTTTATTTTTTCTGCGTATGTCATTTTATGATCTCCTATGTAAGTGGCTGAACAATAGCACACAAAAAAAGTTTAAAAAAGTGTTTACTTTTCATTTTTGATACTTTAATCTGCTCACCACTGGCTAACACAAACCAGTAAAAACAAACCAAAAGGAGCAAAGCCAATGAGCTTATTAGATGAACTAGAATCATCAGCGCCACAAGCGCCAATGATCACAATCGTGGGGTTTCCAGGTGCCGGTAAAACGTCGCTCGCTGGGCTATTCCCTAAATCAATCTTTATCCAAGCGGAAAACGCTAAGACTGTATTCGAGTCGGTTGAAGGCGATAATAAGCCGGCCTTCCTAAAGCACTTACCTTCGCCATCCAAGGCAAACCAAGTGCATACCTCTAAGGAGGTTATGAGCAAGCTTCGCATGATCTTACAAGAAGAGCACGACTATCAAACGCTAGTGATCGACTCTATCACCTCGCTTAATGCTTTATTCGAGCAAGAAGTTGTTGAGTTTGACGATCCGAACAACGGCAAAAAAACCGAATCTATCGGCAACGCCGCCGGCGGATACCATAAAGGCTACGATGTATCTATGGGAATGCACGCAAATGTCGTGCGAGCTTGTGAGTACATTCGCAGCAAACGCAACATGACAATCGTATTCTTGGCGCACACTGGCTTAAATAAGGTTAAAAACCAGCCGGATGAAACCAGTGAATACAGCACCTATTCTCTAGCAATGCACGAACGCAGCCGCAAAATCTATATTGATAAAAGCGACGCTGTGATCTACATTAAAAAAGAGCAGTTCGTTATGGGCGGTGAGCAAGACAAAAAAGGCAATCAAACGAAAGCCGCGCGGGTTACAACAACCGGCGACCGTATTTTGATCACCTCGTCAGACGGTACTGTCGGCTATGTTGACGCGAAAACGCGCTACAAAATGCCACAGGAGATTAAATTCATGGAAGGCGAAAACCCTTTGCTTTCTTACATTCCATTTTTCAACCAAACCAACAACCAATAAAAGGAAAACACTATGTCATTCTGGGATCTATCAGACGGTAACAAAGCAGAATCAAACGGCTCTATGGATATGGGTGGCGGCAACATGGAGCCAATCCCTAACGGTACGGAGCTGTTAGCGTTAATCGACGAAGCCAAGCTCGACAGCTACGAAGATGATACCTATATTAGCCTTCGCTGGACTGTGCAAGCGCCAGAACAGTATAAGAATCGCAAGATCTTTCAAAAGGTTCGTGTGTTCGACACTGACTCGACAAAAGCCGATAAAGCAAAGCGCATGCTAATGGCAATTGACCACAACTGCGGTGGTAAACTAGCGGCATCAGGTGAAGCGCCAGGTGATCACAATATGCCTGCGGCATTGTGCGCCAAGCCGATGATGATTAAGGTGCAGATTTGGGAAATTAACGACAAGTCTGGCAACTGGGTATCATCCGTAGCAGCTCGCAATGCAACGCCAGCGCCGCAACCTGCGACGACTGACAATAATGCAGACGGCGACGATATTCCGTTTTGATCTTTAATAGGCGCGGCCAATGTGCCGCGCTTAAAGGAGTTTTTAATCATGGATTACATAGAAAAAGTAAAGAAAGCCATTAATCAGCTAGAAGCTGAAAGCCATCTGTCATCTGCCAATCAGTATTGGCTTTCAGAGCTTAAAGAGCTAGACCAAAAAGATGACGACATTACTGAAAGAGATTTTGCATTAATTGAACTGCTTACACCTATTGATTTCAATATAAGCAGTTCAATACCAGCGAGAAAGCAATTGGTCGTTAGCCGCAGGAATGAAGTGCAAATAGTAGTACCATTTTTAACAGGCGCTCCATTGGAAAAAGCCCTTGAATGGCTAAAAAGTAATAAGTTTAGCGGCCTTTGGGATTAAATAAGCGAGAAAAACAAATGACAACTGAAAACATAGAACAACGGAGCAAAAGCTGGTTTGAAGCCCGAAAAGGCCGCATAACTGGCAGCGTAGCGGGGGCAGTGCTTGGCCTGAACCCGTACATGAAGCCAGCCGATGTTATGCGCAACATGGTGCGCGACTATCACGGGGCAGATAGAGAATTTAAAGGCAACGTGGCGACGGAATACGGCACAGCAAACGAGCAAACTGCTATTTCATCCCTTGAAATGTTTCACCTTGATCAGCCAGTTGAAGAAACCGGCTTTCACGTTCACCCTGAGCACGACTGGCTAGGCGCAAGCCCAGACGGGTTGATCGGTGAAGACGGCATAGCGGAAATTAAATGCCCATTTGGCCAGCGAGGCAAATACGTGCCAGAGTTCAAATCGCTAACAGATCAACCGCACTACTTCGCACAGGTGCAGATTGAAATGGCATGCACTGGCCGAACATGGGCTAAGTTTTACCAGTGGGCACCAAACGGCGATGCGATTAGTGAGCACGCATATAGCCAAGCTTGGTTTGATGAAAACCTGCCAAAGTTGGAGGCGTTTTATCAATCTTATTTGGTCGAGCGTGAACTGCCAAACGCGCAGCGCTATCTTGAGCCTAAGCATAAAGAGCAGAGCGATACTTTTGTTGTTGATTTAGTTGAGGAGTACCAGCTGCTATCAGCGAAAATAAAAGAGTACGAGCAGGCAAAAAAAGACCTGTTAGCTGAGATAGTCGAACGCTGCGGCGAGCGTCAAAGCGAAATCAACGGCCATAAGCTAACCAAGGTAGAGCGAAAAGGTTCGGTTGAGTATGCCAAGGTGCCAGAATTAAAAGGCGTAGACCTTGAGCAGTATCGCAAGAAGCCATCAAGCTATTGGAGCCTAAAATGAATAGTCAGCAGAAATTTATATACAGCAATATATTTAACGAGTGTATAAGTTTAGGGTTGACACATTCAGCTAGCAATGATGCCGCCGAAGCTGGTGTGTCAATGTACAATAAACAACAATACACGGGTAAGCCAGTTGATCTTATAAAGCAGTGTGTAATTAAGGCTAAAAAGTTAAACAAAAAGGAGATAAAAAAATGAGCGCATTTGTAAAGATAGAAGACGCATACGCAGTAGTTCGAACATCGTCAGGACTATTTAAGCAACTAGACTTGTTTATTTACGATGGTGGCTTGTATGCAAAAAACGGCGCTGGTTATGTTCAGCTAAACATGGATAGGTCCACATCTAACGATAAGGTAAGATGGAGGGAGATTAACGGAGTCGAATGCAAGTCAGGTCGATTCGGCTGTATTTCTGTTTGATTAACAGCCGCCAATGCGCGGCTAAGGTTTTTCTATGTACGATCCTAGACCGTACCAGCAGGATGCTATTGATGCCATCCTAGCATGGATTAAAAAAAGCTTTGAGCCTTGCATGATTGAGGCAGTCACAGGCGCGGGCAAATCAATCATTGTGGCCAAGGTTGCAGATTTTGTTCATAGCACAAGCGGTAAGCGCGTACTTTGCTTGCAGCCATCGGCAGAATTAACAAAACAAAATCACGAGAAATACACTAGCTACGGCCTAGACGCTTCTATCTATTCATCTAGCGCGGGCGCAAAGTCGCTGCGTCACCATGTTGTGTTTGGAACCCCTGGTACTGTTAAGGGTAACATCAACGGATTCAAAGACACGGCAGCCATCATTGTCGATGAATGCCACAAAACAACGCCAACAATCCGCATGATTATCGAAAAAATAAGAGAATTTAACCCAAATGTGCGCGTCATTGGCTTGACTGCCACGCCCTATATAATGGGCGGCGGTTGTATTTACGCATACGACGAGAACGGCAACCCAGTACCAGAAGATCAAACGCTCGACCCGTTCTATAACACATGCCTGTACCGTATAACTGGGCCTGAGCTGATTAGCATGGGCTATTTGACTCAACCGCACGCTGATCCAGACCACGCAGCAAGCTATGACGTATCAAATATTAGCCGCCATACTCAAAAAGAATACGAGCAAGCATTCGAGGGACGAGGCCGCAAAACAGCTGAGATCATCGCAGACGTTGTAAGGCACACCCATGGACGCATGGGTGTGATGATATTCGCGGCAACAAAAAACCACGCTGTCGAGTGCATGGAAAGCCTGCCACCCGAAAACAGCCGCATGGTAACGGGAGAAACGCCAGCGGGTGAACGCAAGCAAATTATAGCCGATTACAAAGCGCGCAAATTCAAATACCTAGTGAACATAGGGGTGCTTACCACTGGCTTTGACGCGCCGCACGTTGATGTTATAGCGATATTGCGCGCCACCGAATCCGCCAGCCTATTGCTGCAAATCATTGGCCGCGGCCTTCGCATTCATCCAGAAAAGCAAGATTGCCTAGTGCTGGACTATGCTGAAAATATAGAGCGCCACCAACTGGAAAACGACCTATTCTCGCCGCAGATAAAAGCACGTAAGAAGAATAAGGGTGAGCCTATCGATGTTTGCTGCCCGCTTTGCAATACCGTTAATGAGTTTAGTTTACGCCCTAACCCAGACGAATTGCCAATTGACCAAGATGGAGATTTTACAGACTTAAACGGCAACAAAGTAACGGTGGAAGATCAGCCAATGCCTGCCCATTTTGGGCGCCGTTGTTTTGGGCAATCCATTGTGGCTGGCCAGTCTGTGCGATGTGAGCACCGTTGGTCGTCAAAACCTTGCCATGAGTGCGAGCATGAAAACGATATAGCTGCTAGGTTCTGTGAGTCATGCAAAGAGGAATTGATTGATCCTAACGAGCGCCTAGCTGTCGAGTTTCACCGTATGAAGGCAGATCCACTAAAGGTCAGTACTGATTACGTGCGCGCGTTCTCTATGCAACAGCACATGAGTAAGGCGGGCAATCTCACAATAAAGGTCCACTACGTCACTGATTATGCTAAATTTGATGTGTGGTATAACCCAGATAGTAAGGTATCTAAATACCGTGGACTGTACGAAGACTTTAGCAAGGCGTACTTCTTTGGCAAAGTTGCTCCAGATATAGCGACGTTTTTCGAGCATAGAGACAAAGGAATACCACCAAAAACAATCACTTACCAAAGACAGGCCGGTAAGAAATACTGGAATGTTTTTGCTCATAATCAGCCAGTAGATGTGGAGCCAATAAATGAAGCTACCTAAAACCGTCCCCGTATTCGGGGACACTAAATACCGTGGTGATTGCCCTAGCGAAACTGCGGAGCAGGTCACATTTTTTAACGAGATTCGCCGCAAGTACCCAGACACATGGGGGCGGATTGCCACCCACATAAGGAATGAAGGCAAAAAGACAGTTCAGCAGGCTAGACGTGAAAAGGCCGAAGGCATGACTAAAGGCGCTAGTGATATTATTGTGGGCGGTTTTTATTGTGAGCTGAAACGCAAAGACCACACTAAAAGCAAGATAGCGCCAGATCAAATTGAGTACCTAGAGATTATAAACAATCTTGGTTTTTATGGGTGTGTCGCACTAGGATGGGAAGCAGCTATGGAGGCATTCGAGGAATGGAGCCGCACAAACTAGACCAGCAATGGATAAAACAACAGCTCAACCTAATCCCGTTCGAAAACAGGAAGGCGGCAATAGAAGGCTACAAGCGGGTATTTAAGGAGGCTTACGACGCGGAACCTATCGACCACATGAAAAGCAATAAGGCCAGACGAGCCGCAAATACACGATTACGAGAATATGTTAAAAAACTACTTGCAAAACACTAATCCAGCGTCTATCTTAAGAGGCAGATAAGCAAAAGGAGCGGGAAAATGACAAACGAACAGGCAGCAATATTAGCAGCAGAAACAACAATAAAAGACATAATGAAAGGCGAGGTCGATGGATTAGTACCTGTTGCGCATATAAATAAGGTGCTTCTCGCTATCTCTCAGTATAAGGAGCAACAAAAATGATCTTATTCAACATAGACACAAACAAGCCAACCAATCTAAAAGAAGCCAACCAAGCGCTAGACAAAGACTACATTGCATACGGCTGCACAAGCAATGGCCGCGCAATTGCGATGACCACGGACTCATGGGAAGTGCTGCCTGATCATTACATTGTGCTTATTAATCCGGAGGTGGAGTGATGGACAAGCTAGTACGCCTCCGCGACTTTGCAGCAGAGATTGACATTAACACCCACACGCTGCGCACCCGTATGACGCGGGACTTTCTAAGCCCAAAGCCTAAGCGCTATGTGGGTTCGATCCGCTTTTATTCGCACAAAGAATTGCACAAGTGGCACGCAGTACATGAAGATATGAAAGATGTAATATTCAAACACAAAACAGAATTCAATGGAGTGCAGTTATGAAACCAACAACACTAACAATGCACCTGAGCGACTTCTCGCAAGCGCTACAGGCTGAACACGGCTTAACTGAGCCTAGCTATACAGTACAAGTTATCCATTGCGGCAAAGAGCTTGCAGGCTTTGGCTTGGTTGGTACTGGGCGTGTGATTATGCAAACGCCAGGTAACGACACGGACTTGAAAGCGGCTTTTATGTCTGCCCAGTTGCGAGAGAAGCCAAAAGCGCGCACGACTCGCGAAAACATCGCTTTGCCGCCTAATGATTATGGCAAGTCAGTAACTTTTAATAGGTTTGGCTGATATGAATGTACTTAGTTTATTTGATGGTATGAGCTGTGGGCGAATTGCTCTAGATAGGGCAGGAATAGAGATTGAAACGTACTACGCCAGCGAGCTAGATAAGTACGCCATTACAGTCACACAGGCTAACTGGCCTAATACAATTCAACTTGGGGATGTAACCAAATGGAAGGATTGGGCTATTGATTGGGCTAGCATTGATTTATTAATCGGTGGCTCACCATGCCAGGGGTTTAGCTTTGCAGGAAAGCAGCTAGCTTTTGACGATCCTCGGTCTAAGTTGTTTTTTGTGTATATTGATATTTTAAACCATATTCGTTCAGTAAATCCAAACGTCAAGTTCATGCTTGAAAACGTAAAGATGAAAAATGAATACTTAGACGCTATCAGTCAGACTTTAGGGATTGAACCTGTTTTTATCAATAGCGCACTAGTTAGCGCGCAAAATAGACAGCGTTATTATTGGGCTAATTGGGAGTTTGATCAGCCAGAAGATAAGAAAATTTTTCTTGCTGATATACTAGAGAAAGAAAGCGACAACTTTGTATTTATGTCTGATAAGTTTGTTAATCGACAAAATGGGCGCAATTGCCTAAGAGATGATTTCACAGGCAAGGCAAAAAGTCTCTCGGCTATGGAATACGTCAAGAACGGCAGACAGGGTGATTATGTTTTATCAATGACGCCGCGAGGAAACAATAAGGGCGGAGATAGAGCGGTCGATGGAAAAACGCCAAGCATTACTAGTAATTCATGGGAGAATAATTTCCACTTAACAAATGATCACAAGAGTTACAGAAAACTAACCCCAGTAGAATGCGAACGGTTACAAACGGTACCGGATAACTACACCAATCACGTTAGCAATACCCAACGTTACAAAATGCTGGGCAACGGCTGGACGGTTGACGTAATAGCGCATATATTCGAGGGATTAAAATGAAAGCCACCCGCATAAACGGCACCTGGACATATTACATTAACGGCGTGAAGATGACGCGTGAAGAGTTGGAGCAATTAAAATGTCGATAGAAGGAAAAAAGAAGGCATTCGGTGTTGTGTTTGAGCGTGCATCTAGTGCTTATTTCAAAGCTGCAGCAGAAATAATGGCAAGCGGATTGCCACCATGGGTTCAGGGGGCTCAGGTTGCAGGGATAAAAAGTGTCTTTGACATGCAACTTCAGTCTATGACAAACACACCAGCCGAACGATTTAACGAGGACGGAAGTCTAAAGCCATACGAGCCAAAAGAAGGCGAAACATTGATAGGAGTAAACAAATGACACCAGAACAAGTAAGCGCGCTAAGTGATAATGAGCTGAATAGAGCTATGATTTGGTTTTACCCGCCCAAGGATAGTGTTATTTATAATGGTGCTGTTGATATATATCTTGCTAGATATAGGTCTTTGGATCACCTGTCATCTTTCGACCTAACTATGCCGCTGGCATTTAAGTATGGCATTACAGCAATAAAAGATAACCATGGATCCTTTTGGGTTGGCACCGATATTCAGGCCGGGGATGGCTTTGCCATATATATGGATAACGATACAGAAAACGATAACCCACTACGCGCAATCTGCGAGTGCCTAGTACTAATCGCCCTAGCCGATAAATAACCCGCAAAACCTATCTAAAACTTCAACTTGTTATCGCTCCTGTGTAGTGTATATTTAGTTACACAAACACACGGAGCGTAACAAATGAAAACATTACTTATCTCAATATTACTTCTTTCAGGCCTATCTCATGCTGAATGGCAGTTAGAGTCAAAAACTTCTAAGGTTGCTATGAACTGGGGCGACAAAGGAAGCTTCGATTTCACTCTAAACCAAGTCGGAGGTTCATACCTGCTTAAAAACGGCATTGGTTTCAGTACATTAGCCGGTCAATCGGACACACAAAGCGAACAGGTTGCTACGGTAAAGCTGCGTGACTTCTGGGTAATGAGCGCTTTTTATGATGTGAGAGTGACAAACAATATATCCATTATTCCATCTTTTACATATACAGAATACAAAGAAGTGGTGAACGGAGAAGCTAAACCAGACACTGGCACGGGTTACGGCATGGCTATTCAATATAAAATTAATAGCAAATATGCCGTTAAAGCATCAATGAATGAGTACTACGGCAAAAAGTCAGACTGGTGCGGATATGAAGACACAAAAGGGTTTGGGCTATCACTCGTAGCCAGATTCTAGCTCGATGATGTATTGAAACAAACTAGAAGCGTCTGCCCTAGAAAAGCAGACGTTTTCTATTTGGTACTCAGCCCTAATGTTCGGCTTTATTGGTTTTATCGGTTTTATCGGTTTCTTTGGCATCGCCAGACAGCCCGCCAAAATGATCATTAAAAGCACCAGCGGGATTATTCCGAGCTTTTTTGATAGCTTCATCACGTTTTATCCTTTTCTGATTAGCCTTGTACTGCTCCCACATGGAGAACAGTTCAAGGATTATGCGGGCTATGGTGTTCATTTCTTCGGATTAAGCGCCAGCTTCTCAAGCACAACAACAGCATAACTAAGGTATTTGCTGATAGTCCCCACAATGGCGTCGTCTTTGGTCGTTGCTGTAATGCCTGCGATCTTGGTCAGTCCCGCCACGATAAGCGATGCGCCACCTACGATTTGTAGTGCTAGTTCGATGTATTCCATAATTAACCCCTCCAGCGGGCTTTATATGATCTTGTATCTAAGTGGATGAATGAGTCGTAAACCCCTAAACCATGCTTCCAGTCTAGGAATTCAATATATTTTACCACTTCGATTATATCAGCTTTTAATGGTTGGAAGTCAGCAGCTCGCCCATGCAAGTGGTAACTGTTTAGATTCCCCCCGATTGCCTTGTTGTGGTCTTTGCATCTATGGCCGCTCGTTATGCGTAAAGGCCCGAACTCATCGCGTATATCCTGCAATGCAGCCAATAATTCAGCATCCACTGTATCTAGGCCGCAATCCCCGCACTGACATTCAAACTCACTCCGATTGAAGTTTTTACTTATGTCGCCCATGTCACACCCGTACCATTGCCGTATTGTTTAAGTTATAATCACTAGTACAATATACATGATATTTCTAAGGGTTTCCATGGCTGGTGAACACGTGACAAGAGGTGAGTTTGATTCTCAATTGATATTAGTGCATGAGACCATTAAGAATAGCAATGAGCGTAACGACATCAAACACAATGCGTTACTGGAAAGACTTGATACAGTAGCAGAACAGAACAGGGCGGTTCTGAGTATAATCACCAACGAATTAGATACCCTAAAAACGCATAAAACGAAAACCGAGATTTACTGGAAGATTGCGATATTCTTTGCTTCTTCTTCATGGCTCGCAATTCTAGGGCGTGTCGGCTGGCTGATATTCTCAGGCCAACCAAATACATAACACAAGCACACCCCGCAAACAGAACAAACAGCGCGATGGCTGTCCATTCTAGGAATCGGAGTAGACTGGCCATTAGTACCAACGGCCCTTGAATAAAACATAAGCCTCTCTATCTGCGGAAGCGCTTGATGATACAGTCCTATATTGAACGGTATAGTTGGTCGTCGTTGCCTGCGCGCTTAATCCTGCGGATACTGGATTAGATACAAAAGTCACCGACGCCAATTGAGGTGCTGTTGAAAATGTCTTCGGCATAGATTGAGGAGTACCATTACCGACAAAGCCACCTATACCGGATGCAGATGTTATGGCTATATTTTCTAGTAAGTAACGGTAGCACTCCTGCTGGCCATTTTCTTTTCTTATCCACTCACCATTTGAGTTACTGCCTCTTATATCACTAGCAATAAGCATGTCCGTGCCGTCGATATAGCCTAAAATAGGCTGCTTATTGTAGGTTTCGTCTATGTCGCCCGCTGCCAATGCGCTTCCGTCAATCCACTTAATCGTATAAGTAGAGCCATTATAGCTAAAATCAGGAGTGGTCGTTGCATTGACCGAACCTGTTGGCAGCCTAAAGCTAACATACATGCCAGTTTGCAATGGCCTAAACCCCGTGCCCGATGGCGTAAACGTGTAAACATCCCCAGAGAACGAAGCTGTACCACATACAGCAGCACTTAGGTTGGTATTAGTGGGCAACTGATCAGCAAGCGCACCTGTACTAACATTCGCCACCATATTAACGCCGTCATAGCGAAGGCAAGTATCAACCGTAGTTGATAGATAGCCAGCTGGTAAATCAGCACCAGAAAGCGTCTTGATCGTTTTAATACCTAGACCGTCAACATTAACAGTAGTCACACCTGTATTAGTGGTATTAGCGCGGAAGCAGAACTCCTGCCCTGTAGCATAGCCAGAGGGCGCGCCTGTCGCACTTGTTAGCGTAATGGCGTTGGCAGTGCCGCCAACAGTGAAGTAGCCGCCTTGATACTGCGCTTGTATTGCGTTGTTATTAATCTTGTCAGCGCCAGCTTTTGCGCCAACGTCTGGGGTTACTGTGTCTATTAGTTGGTATGGCATTTTATGTCCTTAAATTGTATATGATATAAATATAGAGCCTGAGAAGAATTCTCTATTTACCCCTGAAAACGAGCTATCGAAGTAGGAAATTTGAATTGATCCGGTTATGTTTATTGTTACATGCACACCGTATGACTCTATTTCATAGACAACGCTTCCATGAGATTGGCGATTTGGCCTAGCCCACAAAGGGACAAACCCAAAAGTAGAACTAACATTGTCCGAAGAAATATTAGAACCACCAAAGAGCTCGACAGTGACTATATTCCCAGCTTTTGCGAAGTACGCAGTACCTCCTGTAAATTGATTATCAAGAGGTTTTGATTCGCTTCTGAACATATCACCAAGAATCTTCCCCTGCGCCGCCGTCAATGCCAAACTGGTGCTAGTACTGTTCAATGTATTCTCAAGCTGCACAGCGCCCTTTTGGGTAGTGCTTGCATCTTGAATAGACAGCGTTCGGTTTGCGCTTAAATCGCCGCCACCTTGCAAAGGGCTGGTTGTGCTAATCGAACGAGAACCCTGTACAAACCTTGAATCGTTCTGTGTGTTAGTTCGTGATTGAGCCGCCCCAGTTCCCGCTTCTAAAACATTAAAAGCAGATCTCGCGCCCGCGGCATCACTCGCGCCGGTACCGCCACCTGCTAGACTAATTTTTACTACCTCTGGCGTACCAGATTGCACTCGGCGCAAAAGCTTCTGCCCATTATCCCAGTTCATCGTGCCGTCTGGAAGGTCAGTGTATGCGCCAAGGTTAGTCTGCCCCATAGTGGCGGCATAAGTATCCTTGTTCGCTAAATCCTGCAATAGATTAACGTGAACAGGGCTAGAGTTACTTGGATCATTCCAACTTGCCATTAAGAGCCTCGCGCATTCCAGCTTATTGTAGCATCAACTGCGTTCCCTGTTGCGCGGTCAAAAGCCACTGCACGGAAACGGTCTTGATTGCCTACATCATCAAAATTAGTTACGACAATTTTAGCATCATTCGCTTTAGCTGTCGCCACTACCGAGTCAAGATCAAGGAAAGGCTTGTTTAATACTACTACTGTGCCGCTAGAACTTGGATTGCCCGCGTCATAATCTGAGGCGAATATCTGCGCCTGCCCTTGGTCTGTTTTTTGTTTTATATCCAGCTTATAGCGGATGGAATTAATCCGAACCAAGCCATTGGTGCCGGTCGCGTCAATATTTATATTGATTTTTAAATACTGAAAATTGGAAGCTGTGATTTCGAACTGGTTTTCAGGGAAATCATTCCATGAAATGCCGTCGTTAGAGGTACTCAAAACAGTTGATACAATCGCACCAGAACGCAAATCCTCATAATCAAGATTGACTGTAATTCGAGTGTTAGGGATTAGTGCGCCAAAATCAATAATCCGCTCAGCTACGCCAACGCTAGTGCTTGGGTCAAGAAAATGCGTAAATCCGTTATCAAGTTTTACTTGGTAAGGGTCGCCACCAATGTCATTCCATTGTAAATTTGTTTCATCATCCCATGAGATACCAATTTCATCATTCCAGAATTGATCAGTATCACTTGTTAATCCTGAGCGCGTCATATTTTCTAAGAATGTTTCAGTTATGTTAACTGGCCCAATCAAATCAGGGCTTGGCGCTTCATCCCACCGTGGGCTGGTATCACTAGACCAGTCCAACTCTGTTTCATCGTCCCAGCCAAGACCACCGCCACCTTGACCAATAGCCATATCGGTTAGCGTATCCATTTGGTTGAAATCGACAAACTCGTCTGTTCTTAGTATGTAATCCTGCGCGCCATCAACACTAATAGTTCCTTTAATAGCGCCGCCTACATTACCTGCAGCGTCCACAGGTTCAACCCAGAAGGTATAGGTTCCAGTTTCTTCACGGATAATAACTTCAAAAGTGCCGCTAGATTCACCAATAGGCACAGCAGTGTCGAACATATCACCTTCATGTAGGCGATAGGTTGAAACAGGGTAGACAGAACCAGCGCTCGCCCATCTCAGTTGGATCTGGCTATCAGTAGCAAGCAAGGCCAAAGAGCTAACAGGTGACGGGCCAGTGATTGTAGGCGCAAAACTGGTGGCATTGGCACTATAGTTTCCGCTAGTGTCTAATGCTTTTATATAGTAAATCGTGCCGTCTGCTCTTCGAATATCTGTAAAGCGTAATTGACGGCCCGTGTAAACTGAACCAGCTTCACCAAAGTTTTGATCTAACCTAACTTCGTACTCTTGAACGTCAGCGTCTGGCACAGCTTGCCAAGAGACATCTATCCCGTAACTTCTTTGGATTGCTGAAATAGTTGGAACGTCAGCAGGTGGTGCGTTTTTCCCTAGTACTTCATACGTTAGAGTTGCCCACGGGCTAAGCCTTCCAATGTCACTAACACCTTGCACGCGGTATTCAAATTCGCCAAGCTCGCTGTCTTCTATTGTAAATTGCGTGCCTGTCCAGCCTTTTGCTAATTCTATAAACTCAGTTTCACCGGCCTTCTTCGCTTCGATATTAAACGCATTTGAACGAACACCGCCGCGCTCCCATGTTAGCGTGACGCGGGTTTTAATAATGTTCTGCACGTTAGTTGAATACAGCTCTTCACTGGCTGAAAAAAGCAAAGGTGCCGATAAACTAGAATCTGGAAGGTTTAACGCCGGCGGAATATCAACGTCTAGCGCCTCGCCCTCTGTCCAGCTCCATACATCCGGCGAGTCCTCGGCCAATGTTAAGTCAATACCGCCTGTTAATGAGATCGACTGACCACCTCCAACAACTCGAAATATCTTTTTATCCCAGCCTAGGCGAGCACTTGAGAACGTCACGCGGTCGCCTGGTAATAATTTTAATGCAACAAATTTGAATGCAGCTTGCATACGGACACCAAAGCGTGACTGCTCTATATGAAGCTTTCCTATGCGCCTAGCCGCGCTAGCAGTAATAGTAAACGGCGCGCTTATCTCAGCAGATAATACTTCCTTATCTCTGGCTACATACGTATCAATGGAGATTTGCGGGAATTGCACCACCTCGAAATCCTGTCGAGGGTCAAGAAACGAACCTTTAACAGTATTAACTAAATCCGACTTAGATGGGCCAGTCATAACAGATATACCGCCAACCAAATCGGATTCGTCTAAATCCATAATAGGGGAGGTATAAGTGCCTGCGACGTACTGCCACTTTCCTTGCTCGTAATGAATGAGGGCATGCCCAGCATCAGCAAGCGCCATTAAATTATCAATTGGGCTTGCGCTATATTCTAGCGTGCCATTTATTTCGTAGCGTGATTCTGTGCCACCTATGCCAGCGACTTGCTCGTCACATACGTCCGCGCCAGCAATAAAAGAATCGAGGTCAATCTCGTCAATCGTTGCTCTTAGTCCGTTGTCGCTCAAAATATAATCAAGGCAAACTAGGGCGTGGTTAGTTGAATATGATGTTGTTAGCGTTCTTGGATCATAGACTTTTTTACCACGGACAACACAGGAAATATTGGGCATTCCACGTGAATAAGCTTCTTTATTATAGTTTAGCTTTAAGTATATATATGCATGATCACGCCCGATGTGGTCAGTTGTCCACTCTGGCATTTCATCAACAAGCACACTGCTTGCCGCTGTTCTTGGATTGGCGACGAATATTTGTCTGGCTATTGCGCCATTGAATTTATCAGCTACGGTTAAATAAAGGCTATCCCCATCGTTATCAACAGTAATGGCCAACTCGTCATTGAGATAAACTTGGCTGATTGATCTCAGTTCATGCGGCGCAAGCGTCACAACCATGTGCATAAACTCAGAATCTGCGCCGGTTGTTGTCCAGTAGGTAAGCTGCCCACCTATACGGCATCGCCCATAGACGAACTGTCTAGGCGTTTGAGCAGACAAACCCATTTGTGAGCGCGCTTGATAGGTTTGAGCGGGTAAATCTGGCGGCTGTAATGAATCTATAACCTGCTTAACTTTTGAATAAAAGCCAAGCGTTATAAAGTCCAGCGAGTTTTCAAAAAGACCGCCAAGGCCTCCGGCTATATCGCCACGAAGCACATCACCGACATTATCGCCAATGTCATTAACAAACGTCTCTAATTGACTAAACAGGCCCATAGCAACACCCTTAAAAGATTACTAATTTTAACAGCTTAGGACTGTTTTTGATACCAAGTTGATTCTGGCCAGTTCGCTTCTTTTGTAGCAACTTGAGATATGAATTCAAAAAAACGATCACTAGGATATTTAGCTACTTGATCACCATTAGTGTAGCGCTCTACTTTTGGTCGCTCCCAGTCTACAAGTCTATCCCTGATAGAGATGGACGCGCTTGATGTTTCTCCGTATTTGAAATTAACAGCATCTGTTAAGCCACGCCATGCAATCATGGGATCGCCTAGTTGAACTCCGTCCTCGTCAAAGAAAATCTGCCAGCATGTAGCCATGTTGTTTAGGTAGTTGAGCTGGCTTATAGCCTCAAGCACTTCGTCACTGATACCGCTCAATGTTACTTCGTATTGTTTTGGTGATAGCTTGCCATCACCTTGCGGCATAGAAACATTACCTAAAGCGCCAAGCCCTATAAACTCCTCGCCTTCGTGTGTGTAACTGGCGTTTAGCGTGGTTAACGCTAATCGGTAAGGTTCAGGGAATTCAACAAGTACAAGAAAAGCCGTTTTGAACGGCTTACCTGTTGCTAGATAGTCAATGATAGCTTGATCAATATTGCGCGGCATTAGTTTACGTCCTCAATGAAATCAAACCCCATTGATTGTACGCCGTTTACGTTAATATCCCAGCTTTGATCATTTGAGCCAAGGTAGAACTTGCCCTTCGGCTCGTTAGTGATAATAGATTCTCCACCTGTTAGCGACTTTCGCAATGGTGGTGCGATTGGGATGTCTGCGGTTGCTAGTAGATCAGCAGGGTACTGATTTGGTTCGGCAGGGTCTATCACTGCCGGATAATCGTCTGCTTTTCCGAAATAAGACGCTTGTGCATACACCTGCGAACCTATAGGCGCTACCGTTCCAGCATTGCTAGCTGTAAATGTATATCGGCCATACGTATCAGGGTCGTCAGCTTCTGCTATCCAGTAAGCCTGAAACAATTTAAAACCATTACCTAAGTCTGTTATCTGATAGTCTGTCATATTACTTGATCTAACACTAAGGTCTTCAACTGCAATCTTTAGTGTTTTTATTGGAGTGACCGAGCCACCGATTACGATAGATATGTCAAAAGGGTTTGCATCTACAGGTTTTAATATAATGCCTATATAAAGCTTTTCGCCTGTAACAACCGATAAGTCATTTAAAAATGAGTCTTGCATAGTGAAGAAGCTAGCGCCATCCTGAACAGCTAAACCTAGCACAGGCTCGCCGCTTGGATTGTCTAGTGTTACATTATCAACAGTGCCATTACCACCATCAGTCCACCCGCTAGGATCAAACGGACTAGGCATCAAGTTAGTGCTTGTGTACGAAATAGCGCCCTTGTATTTGTCGGATTTTCCGAAATAGGCGGCTTGAACGTAAAGCTGCGAGCCGATTGGGGGCTGTGTAGGAGCGTTAACCATGTCCGTAAACGTGGCGACAGCAAAACAACCGGCTGCATCAATGGTTAGTGTTTCCATTGCTTCAACTAAAACAAAATCATTTCCTAGCTCAGTAAATTTAACTTCATCAACATTCCCGTTAGGGTATGTATTATTTCTTAAATCTATCCGAGCCGAGGCAATCTGAGATCCTGTTTTATTAAAGCCAATAAAGCAACCCGCCTCCCACGTGTCAACTCTTTTATATATAAAGGCGCAATAAAGCTTATCCCCGGCTAAAAAGTCTTGAGGATTATCCAAAGATGAGAAAAAAGTAAAAGGCCCTGCTCCTGTCTGCTCTGCCAACCCAATAACGCTAGAGCCACTAGGATTTGCCAGCGTTACATTTGTTATAGTCCCATCGGAATCTGGCTTCCACCCACTCGGATCAAACGGACTGGGCATGTAATTAGTGCCAGTGTATTCAATATAAGACTGCGGCGCGGCCACATCTTCGGGCACCATTTTTAACTCGCCATTGACCTCTAGATAGTCACCAGCTTCAAACAGTTTATCTTGATCAGCATTCCAGCCTTTTGTATTCAATAAAGACGAACCAGAAGCCACAGCCCCATCAACTACACCAGCGCCAGACATAGTGCCGCTTTGGTAAGCATCGAATGGCGTCAAATAGAAACGCCCAACCTTGCCACCTAGGCTAGTCATAAACGCTTTGATTTTATTAGCTTCTTGCCTTGTGCGATTACTAAACGCAACTGAACCACGCCAGCGAGCACCGGGCAACTCCATGTGCTGCACATTCTTATTAAGCGTAGACTCAAACGAGCTTGTATTCGATTCAAGTGTAAAGCTGGGGTTAGCATCTGGGCTAACATTGGGGAAATTCTTAACGGCCATTATGCGCGTCTCCTTACGGCTTGCGATGCTGAGCCGCCGCCGTTTATTGCTGCAAATACTTGATTATAAACGGATTGATTAATGCTTGGTAGCAGGCCAGCTAGCTCGGCTTTAGTCACACCGCTTTGGATATTTACATTCACAGTGACGTTATTCTCGCCGCCGCCTAGGTTGTGATTAGCTTGCACATTGCCATTGCCATTCATGTGGACAATCTCTGGCCCATTCTCACCCACTAGGTAGCTGTTACCACTTGATACTTGGCCACCCATAGCGCGAGCGCCTTGGTATTCTTGCTGGTTAATAGCCGCAATCTGCACCGCAGCCAGTCCAGCCATAGCGGTGGCAAATGCAGGTTTTGCTATAGTTGGTATTGATTGGTCACCAAGAACCCCTAAAACAGCTAGTGATGCACTAATAAGCGCTTGTGTGCTTGCCAGTGCCTTGTAATTATCAAACTGTTCTTTGCCGCCTTGTTTGGCAATATCAGCTAGGTTTCCGAAAAACTGACCTGTGTAGCCTAGTGTTTTTTGTTGTTCGGCGGAAAGGATTTGGCTTTTCTGCTCTTGTGTTCTGTTTTCTATTGCAATCAAGTCGGCAGATAGCTTCTCCGCGTTCTGCGTTCTAAGCTGGTCGTAGCGCTCTTGCGATAGGTTTAATTCATCGTTTGAAAGCTGGATTACTTCATTGCGGCGCTCAAACTGTAATCTTGCACGCTCGGCAGGGTCAGCCTGTTGAACTTCGATAGACGCAAGTTGACTGCTAAGCGAAGAACGCAAGGCTTCTTGTTTCTTTAGCGCATCTGTTTCGGCTTCAATCTTTTCGATACTGCCCTGCATGGCAAGCGCGCTGGCAATCTCTGCGTCGGTTGCACCATTAAGGATTAATTCGCGTTTAAGCAACTCAGAGTTGTTTAGAGTTAACGCAGCTAGTTGATCAGCCAGGTCAAGCTGTGTCCTTTGGATAGCTGTCGCTCTTTCAACTTCTAGCTTAGTTTGTCCATTTAATATAGCATCGCGTTCTTTTAGTGTATTATTGTTTTCTTCAATTACTGCTTTATTAGTCGCAATTACTCTGTTGAGGCGGTTCTGTTCTTCCTTGTACTCGATAATACCAATACGGCCTTTTTCATAACTAGAAATAAGCCTGTCCAATTGAAAAACAGCTGTTTCGTAATCCCCTTTTGCTTCTCTTATTTCTTTTTTTAGCTTTTTTTGGTCTTCTGCTAGGTTTATTCGCAAAAGTTCTTTTTGCGCGCTGCCCAGTTCATCGAATTTATTGATCAGCTCTTCAATTTCTTCTCTAGTGTCGGCTGTCTGCCCTTCGGTGTCACTTAACGCAGTCAACAACGGCCCAGCCATAACACCAGCTGCAGCACCCACAAGGATGCCAAGTGTACCAAAACTCAACAGCATATCAGGAAGCTGAATAGCTAAAGCGCCAAGGTAGTTGCCGGTTACAGCACCTTGTTGAGCTACTTGGTTTAATTGAAATGATAGGTTACGAGACGCGCCCCCCATTCCATTGGTCGCTTTTTCTGCCTTGCCAGTCTGAATTGCCAAGGCTTGTGACTTGACGCTCGCGGCTGCAATAGAATTGGCGTATTCTTGGTTGGATCTTGCGGCAATAAGTGTAGATCTTGCTAGCTCGTCTGTTTCTGTATCAAGTTTTGCATTAATTTGTGCAAGTTTAGACTGTCCTATAGCAAGTGCTGAGCTTTCTTTTTTTAGCTTCTGCATCGCAAGTTCTGACGCGCCAGATTTTTTGCCAAGCTTATCAAGCTGGACAAGCCCAGCTTCTAGGCTTTTTGTGTCTAAAGCTATCGCAAGCTTTGCAATATCTGTCATTAAAAATCACCTGCCCAATCTGGTACTTCGTGTTTGCCATGGCCTCTATTGCGTTCACTGAGCCAAGCGCTTGATAATTGAACGATGGCGAACGCCTCGTCTTTTGTTGGTTTGATTCCTGTTATATCAGACCAAGCTTTTATTTCTTGCCATGTAATGACAGTGCCTAAGCCTATTTCACAAATCCAGTCCCAGACATAGCCTAGCGGGCCTTGATCTGGAAACCCCCAATTCCATTGTTTTAAGCGTGGCTCCTTCTGCCCTTCTTGCGTGGCAGATAGGAAGCCCATTAGCTTTATGAAGGTTTTAATCTGTTCATAATTGTCTGCATGTAGCCTTTTTTTTTGCCGAAATGCTCGTCGACAGCTACACATAGCCAATAGTATTCAGGATTGGTTAGGTACTCTTTCGCCAATTCCTTGGTGAACGGAATTTCTTTGCCTTCTTCCGTAACACCAGACCAACCAACTACAGCACAAAGCGCCTGATTGATAACAAAGTTAGACCAATCTGGGCCACTCTTTGAGCGGTCAATACGAGCAGAGGCGTTCGCAAATTCAGCACTTAATGGGTCGCACACAGTGAACTTAATGCCAACGTCGCCAGCTTGCGGGTGAATAACGTTAATAACTTCGTTCTGTGTGCCTAGCTCCTTGATGTCCATATTAAGGTGCCGCCACTTCGATTAAGTCAGAGGTAACGCCCAAATTGGTTGATCGCATATTCACCGCGCCAGATGTAGCTTCTGAATCTGGAGCACTAGCAACAATTGCTTGGCAGTACTGAATACGACCAGATGGGCGAACAACCTTCATGCTGATAGGATCAGGACTATCAAGTGCGGTGATTAGAATCCCCTGCCCAGCGTCGCCTTCTACAATTCGATATTGCAAAGCAGGGTCGCCGTTGTTTTTTGCGCCCTTGGCTTTTCGAGTCACGCCATCTTTTAAGTCCACATGATTAAGAATCTCAAAAGATGCGCCAATTTCACCAAGTGAAGACACGCCAGTCACTTCTGACCATGTTAAACCGGCATAATCTGTGTCTGTTTCTGTAGCTGGTAATGCAGCGGAAACAGATACGACCGTTCCTATATTTGTTAGAGACATTGCTTTTTCCTATCGTTTCACTGTTTTTGATAGTTGTATTTTATCACTCTGAATACTCAAATGATAGCGGCAACACGTACACGCCACCTCGCTGGAATGGTTCCATTGTCTGTGGGCTAGTTGTAATGCGAATGGCGTCCACTAATATTGAGCCTCTGGTGAACTCAGCTTCGATTAGGCCGGCTATATCCGTTAGCTGTTTAATGCCGTTGTTCTTTTTGTTGCACACGTTTATCTGGCCAATGCCACGGCGAAACACTTTAGTATCATTCAGGCCATAATCGCGGTCGTTAGGCGCAATGGATAGCTCAAGCCATGCACCGCTAGCTGGCTCGGTGAAGTCAAAGCCAATGCTATTAATCGGCAGGCTGTTAGCCGTGGCAAACGCCTTGGCCTTATCCATTAGTGCTATGTGAACTTGTGATAGTGTTGTCATTCTCTTAACGTCCTACTCATTAATAAGCCTGCATTCTTGGCAACCGTGTACTGCCAATTTTGCGCAGCCTTTCGCATAAATTTAAACCGGTTTTCCATTGGTCGCGCATAGTTAGCCGTCCAGCCGAAATACAATGTCTCACCAACTCGCCAGCGGTTAATGGTTGTAACCGTCTCGCCCGCGTCCCAGTCGCGAGGAGTGTAGCCTTCTGGCTGTTCGTCTGGGCCAATAGGTAAACGCCCAATGGCTGCCTGCCCTGAGTTAATCAAGAAGCTTGTATCAATAGGAGTGTTACCGCCTTTATTGTAGTCGGTCTGCGCTTCTCGGATTATCTCCTGTGCAGACTGCTTAAACACAGCCTCGATACGTTCGTTACTGGATGATATAAATTTGTTAATGTCGGCGGTGAATGTCATTTAAACCCCTCCATCCTGACCTGTCGGCCAATAAAATCTATTGTGATTACATTACGGCAACGGCACTGGATTAGCTGCTTACCGGGTGCGCCTAGGCTGTTATCACCAGGGTACATTGCCTTGCTGCCATCTGGGAACACGTATTCTTCTTCGATTGGAATGCCATCTTTGTAGTTGGCCTCCATTTGGAAATGATCTAGGCGCGTTCGCTTATCTCCCGTAGCGTCCCATGATTTCTTAGCATCCTGCGAATCCAGCTCGCCTTTGGCCATGGCCTGCTCAACTGCTTGAAACTGGCCAGCACGCAAAGCATTAATGGATTCAGTGCGTGCTATTGCGTCACCTCTAAATTTCAGTGTCTTGCTTTGCATTCGTGTGATGGCGTTATCAATCTGTACCTTTGTTAATGGTTTGTCATCCTCAATGGCCTTGCGGATAATATGATCATAACTCTTATCCCTAAGCTCGCGATTGAAATAGTTGCGGTCTAATTCTAACAGCTCATTGCGGGCTTTATTAACCCATCCTGCTTGCTGTGTGGTTAGGCCCACTGTACCGCCTGCCCTTTTGCCTGTTTCTGGGTTGTATCGCCCTACCAAACCAATCGCCGTGGTGCGTGGGTTATCGCCAAGCTCTAAGCCTCGCTCCAATTGCTGCTTAATCATATCCACTTGATCTGTAACTACCTCCGTTACAAACTGGCTAGACTCGCTCCGTATCCATTCAATGGCACTAGGCGCGGCCATATCAAAACGAAAACCGACACTGCCTAGCTCAGTAGGTATGCGACCGATCTGCTCAACGCCTGTTAGGCCGCCTGTTCTGTACGCTTGGTATATTTCATCGTCTACCTGCTCAAACGCCGCCCTGTCGATGCCCAGCAAGCGCACCACTGCGTCACTGTCTTGTCGCTCTATCGCGGCCTCTAATTCTTTTAGCGTCACGCTGTTTTTTATATCAGACACAGACGAAGCAAAGGCGCGTAGCATGTCGCGTTCTTTTTGTTGTGCAATTAGGTCTAGATTAATAGGCATAAAAAACCCCTCGATTGAGGGGATTATAGCAAGAATGGGCGGTGTGGGCTATTTTACCTGCTTATACAAATAGTTAAGCGGTACTACCACATCAGTTCCGTTTACCCTCTTAAAGCAATAGCTTTCAAGTTTGTAGTTAAGTACATGCTTAGTGTATCCATTCTCAACGCACTTTGATCCGTTAATTAACAACAGAGGAACTATTACCGTAAAAAAACTTAGCACAAATAGTATATATAACGAAAATAATATGCGGGTTAGATGTCTCATTTTATTGCTCCTCTAATTACTCAAAAACCCATTTTAGTTTTGCCTTACCTACAGGCTCAATATCTTTAATCATGGCTGTAAAGCATCCAGACTGGTAAAAATCCACTTCATGCCTTGTTTCATCGGATTCGATCTTTTCACAAAAGACATGATGCCCGTCTGGGTAGGCATCCATCCCAGTAGAACCCCCATCTGAAGAGGTCTTAATTACAACATAGCTCCCCTTTAAATAGCTTAGCTCTCCACATAGCTTTACCGCTGCCTTGTCTAGAGTAAAATCTCCCTTTCTATTAGTGTAGATGAAATGCTTCGGGACTTTTGCGTAAACAGTATGCGAGCTGTTAAGCTCTATTACGTCTCCAACCTCTAATTTTGTCATTTTATTGCTCCTTTTGTTAAGCTCCCTTTTAATATACACCAGTCTAGCGTTATTGCAACTACCCTTTCACAAATATAACCCATGCAACAGGATCACCAGCCGCTGGCATTTGTTTGATACGGATAATTTCACGACTAACGCCGTCAATAGTTATGCGGCCCTGCATATTAGGCGTAGTACCGAACACGGCACCGGTTACTTGAATATCAGAGGCAGAGACCAAATCATCAACGTATTCTTTCGCAACGCCACTGGCTGTGGCATCCAATTGGATCGGAGTTCCTTCTGTCATTGGGTCGTATTCGGTGGCGCCAGCTACTAACGGTACGTATTCGATAACGCCCTGCTTGAACTTGGCCATCAATCGACTAGCCGTGTCAGTCATGCGCCCGTAAAAATCAGCCATTAATAAACTTACCTTTCTTAATATCGTAAACGCGAACCTTGCCGCCCGTGTATATGTCGCGTGTTGCTGCGTACTCAACCGCCTGTTTTGCGGTCTTGCCGTGGTCTATTGCTGCTATTGCCCACTCGCTACCTGAGCCAGTGGCTGCCACAGCCTCGTCTAGTGGCTCCATCCAGAATTGCCCGCCATCCTGAATGCTAATAAGATAAACGTGGTCATCCTTAACTAGAATACCCTCACACTGCAATTCGAACTCAGTCTCGACCACATCGCCATGACTATAATTAACCGTTAGCGCCGATAGCATCTCAAAGTCAGCACGGCACCCGGCCATAAAGATGATTCCATTCTCTGTCTTCATCCACTTCTGTGCGCCATCCGTCGTGATCATACTCCCTTTAGTCAAACGGCTATCGCAAGCAATCTGCCCGCGCTTATGATCATAGACGATGGTGGTCATAGTTGTTTACCCGTGTGATACAGTGAAGTTACTCGAACCATAACCGCCACTAGCTAAATATGGCGCTAGCATAGCATTGAGCTTGCGGTATATGGTCGCTTGGTTTCCTGTGTCTGAGTATGACACTGAAACGGCACCGAATACAGTTTCTTGTGTCACTCTTTGACCAACGTCACCCAGCGGGTCTTCGCCGCGATCGTAGATCGTAGCCGCCTCCATTTGGGCCGCTATAATATTAAATGGCACTTCTGTAGCGCCATCGCGAGGCCATGATAAGGGCTGTAACGGATCTGTTTTTTCGCCTTTGTATGATTGTACTTCCATATAATCAAGCGCAAGGGTTAGCGTTTCAGTGCTTGGCCTTGTTAGCGTGATTCCTCGCAGTGCAGCCGCTGCTTCATAGTCTACTGTGTCTACGTATCCGATTAGTGCCATGTTGTGCCTCTATAAATAATCATTATCTACTAGTATTCCTACAACCCTGCAGCTTACACGACCATTGCCAGTGGTTGTATTAGAAGAAAAGAAAGCATCCGTCTTCTGAGGTATTGGTGTCATAGCAAAATCTAACTGCACAGTACTTTCGTATATACTGACAACGTTAGTGGCCGTTAGTGGAATTCCAATGCTTGGGTTTCTTACATTCCAGTAAAAGTCGTTATCCCTACCCTTCGGAGCGCTAAAATAACCAACTTGGCCAAATAGCGTAAAACCAGCAGGGACAGTGAAAAAAGCTAAATTACTTGTTTGTCTGCTAGATTCAAATGCGCTAACAATCATACTAGAGTCATTTGGTACTCCGCCAGTGTGTGCATTTTCTCGGGCAGCATAAACATCTCCTATCGTCCCATTTGGGCTAATACATCTCATTTTGTTAATGCGCAATCCTGTACCCTCTGAGAATTCAACAGGGGTTTGGCCACTAAGTGAAATTATAAAGCTTTTTTCGTTATAGTCTGAATCTAAGGTTTCAATAAGAATATTATTAGTGTCAACTGCACTAGTACTGCTCAGCCAAAATGATGTAGGCGTATCGCTAATTGCATACTGACTAGCAAGCGGCCATATAAGTTTGGTAGTCGTTGTTATATTGTTGGCATATGAATTCACATAAACCATCCTATGCCCTGCTATCTGTCCCTTTGATATGCTCAGATGTAAAGGCTCGTTTGATACTTTTTGACGGCGAATATACGCCTTGTCACTCGTCATCAAGTCATCAGGCAAGCCCTGAATTATAGAGGGTACTCTACTCATAGCGTTGGCATCACGTTAGCAGGAAAATCATCTGCTTTTCCGAAAAAAGCGGCTTGAACGTAAAGCTGCGAGCCGATAGGTGCCGCAACAGCGCCTGATTTCATTATAATACTTGTATATGCGTTAGTCTGGTTGAAAGTCTCTGTATTTAATACTTCAAGCAAGACAAATCCATCACCTAATAGAGTGAATTTATAATCGACAGGTGAGCCACTCGCCAAGGTGTTTGTCTCTATATTGAATAGAGAAAACGAATTCAAGCCTGCATCATCAAAAGTTGCAATCTGTATCCTTTGATTAGCCCATGAATCCATAACCTTGTATATTATCGCAGTGTAGTGCTTTTCGCCCGCTAGTATGCTCGGTATTTTATTGTCGAAATTAGTATTTAATGTAAATTCACCCGCACCAGTTTGCTCGGCTAGGCCCACAACATCAGCCCCGCTTGGATTAGCTATTGTTACATTTTCAATAGTCCCGTCAGCGTCCGGACGCCACCCACTCGGGTCAAACGGACTGGGCATGTAATTAGTAACATAAGGATAGCTAACAATAAAACTAGGATTGTGTGACTTTCTTACGCGTCTTTGTTTTTGTTTGTGCCACGCTTGAAACACTTGTGTTTCCGTTGTCGCATAGCTCGGGCTTGTTAGTGTTATCATCTTTTAAACCCTCGTTTATTTGCTTCTTACGGATAGTCTGCATCAAGGTCGTAAAATCAACTGCTTGACCTGGCACTAAGCCATCTTTATTTAATTCTGACATATTAAACCTTAAATAGCGCCCCTCCGAAGAGGGGCTTTATTATTAGTTAGTTACTAAGAACGCTAATGGTACAAGCTTGCGATCTACAACACGGTTCCAGCTTGTGGCTAGCTTCAATTCAGCAATGCTGAAGGAGTCACCAGAAGGAGTGCCGGTTGATTCAAAACCGAACGGGTGCAAGATTTGAGTCTTACGAGTCCATAGGGTAGAGATACCGCCACCGTTACCGCCTGACTCAGCACGCTCCAATTCAACTGGGTATTCTGGCATGCCTTCGCCGTAACCGAATGCACCAGCGCCAAATAACACTGTGGTATATTTGAAGCCATCAGTTGAACCAGCTGTCACAGTCATGCCATCATCAACAATTACACGTTTGCCCATGTAAGTTGGGATAGTCATTTGACCTTGTGAATCAGGGATGAAGTCAATGTCGTCAGCGTCAACCATTTGCTTGTACACTTGAGAGTGAACAGCAATTGCACCTGTATTGGTGAAGGCATCGCCCAAAGTGAACGCAGCTGCGGTGAAATTAGAGCGGCTAAACTTAGTAGCAGCAGATTGACCGGCAATAGACTCAGAAGCAACATCAACAACCATATCACCGGAGTCATTCGCCACGTTATCCGCTAGGATGCCGTCACAAGAAGCAATTAAACGGCGCTGCCATTGACGCATCCAGTATGTGTCAACACGGTTGCGAATGTGAGTCATTGCATTTTCACCCATTGCCAACTCAGCTGCTAGGTCAGATGCAGATAAACCTTTGTTTAAGAATGCTTTGCGGCTTACCTGCTCGGCTTGGGTTAGTTTCTGCGCTGCTGCAACTTCAGCAGGATCATCGCTAGTTAGGTTAGCTTCGATAGCAGCGTCAATGTCATTCCAGAATGGTAATTCTGCTTTTTTACCGGCTGCGTTTGCTAGTGCGTCAAGTAAAGGCGTGCGAACAACAACACCAGATTGATAGAATGCTGTTAGCTCAGGTGAGTTTACAGCAGGTAGGTCTTGAAAGACGGTTACGTCGATAATGTCGGCTAATTGGGTAGTTGCCATGGTTTAATTTTCCTTACAAGTGGGAAGCTGTGCTTCGTAGTCGTTCATACTCTTCTGGGCTTTCGCGCTTAATTTGCACTAGCTCAGCAGAGGTATATTCGTTAAAATTCTTAGTAGCAGCGCCCGTGCTTGTGGAACCAGTCGAGCGCCCGCCCGTGGAACCTGTACCAGCTAGGAAAGCATCATAACGACCGCTTTCTTTAATGGTTTTCTTTAGCTCATCCAGCGAGCTTGCGCCGTTGCCAGATACTTTTAATTCATGCGAATCAAGGTCGTAATCAATACTAAAACGAGACTTAACCAAATCGCGTAAGTCTTCATTCTTCGCGCCACCAGCTCCCAATTCAGTAACTAGGTCATTAATGGCGTTGTTGATTTTCTCGGTTTTAATACTGCCGGTTAGCTCGTTCATGCGTGCTTTTGCTTCCGCTTCACGTTCTGCATGGATGCGCTCTAAAGCTTCTTTATCACCTGCCGCTTTAGCCGCTTCTTCTTGAGCATTGCGAACTTGCTCGGCAGCTTCATCGGCTTTGGCCTTTAATTCGGCCTTTTCGCTTTTCAGGTTTTCGTTTGTTACTTTCAGGCCTTTCACTTCCGCATCTAATTCTTCTTGCGTGTAAAAAGTCTTGATTACACCTTCGTGTTCAATTTGTACTGGCATTCTAGCACCCGCTAAAGTTGCTCGGCTTAACGACCTGTCAAGCCTTCTGGTTGTGATTATAGCAATTAACTATCAAGTGTTAAACCGCTATTGTCATCGGCTATTGATGCGTCTATTTCTTCATCTGTTCGCCCTTCTTCGAATCCGATATTTTTTGTTCGGATCATGTAGCGAACGTCTTGGTTAGAAATAACGCCCATGGTTTTAAGCCCAGTGATTCCATTCAATACTTGTGGGTCAATTGACGACTCCCAGAATTCAGTATTCAGGCGGTAAGTCACTTCTGTATCAACGCCAAGGAAGCGAAGAAAGTCTTCTAGCGCCTTTTCTAGCACGTCGGATAGATTGTTTACGGCGATGTCCAGTGCGCTGGCCTCACCGCTTGCATTGATTCGTGCCGCTTCTGCTGTCTCGTTTTGGCCGCCCTTGGTGACAAGTTTCGCGCCCAGCTCTTTCATGCGCTCAATCTTGTTTTCCATTTGAGATGCACCAAGATTGGACTCGCTGGCTTGTACCATCTCAATGGTGCCGCCCTTGGTTTGCAGCCCTTGGCGAGCACCTACCTTGACGCCTGCTGGGTTAGCCGATGCGAACTCTTCAACACCCATCTCACCAATATCAATATGCAACGTAGGGCACCCAAGTAAGTAAGACGCCTCCTCTACATTGGCCGTTGATTGGTAGTGGCTTATATTCATATTGGCAAGGTCGAGCAGCATAGGCGCGTCAACGGCTGGCGTGTTGTCTTCAGTGCCAGCGATGTAAAACGGGATATGGTCAAGCGGCTGGCCATTGGCTAGCACTACAATCTCGTCACCTTTCGGCACACTGCCATCATCGTAAAGCTGCATTGTGTACTGGCCTTGATCATTCATCCGCAACACACGGTATTGATATTCACTCTCATGGTCGAATTCGTCTGCGCTTGTCTCGATGGTTTCACGCAACACAACCAGTGTAAGCATAGAACGCCCGCTCACTGTGCCTGTTTTCCAGTTTACAATAGATTCAAACACATAAGGCAATAACACAGGACGCGCACCTGATAGGCGCTCGTCAAGTTTGGTCAGTCCTTCTTGATCATTGGTGTAGTCTGCTAGAATACCAATCCGGCCAGCTTCTTCTAGCTCGGTAAAGCCAAACTTGGCCAACTGCTCAAGGCTTTTGCCACTGCCGTCTATATTGTATAGATATTCGTCAAGCTGAGACGGCAAACCCTGCTCACCCATGTCAGCAGGTTTGCGGAATACCATACCACTGTATGACTTAGCAGCTTGGCGAGTTGCACCAAGGAAGTATGCGCGCTCTTTATAAACTGCATAGCGGCTAGCGTCGGACTCGGCAAAATCAGCAGGGAGGTAGGTTTTACCCTTGCTTTTGATAGTACGCTGGCCCTTTACGCTATCGCGGGTGCGCGTAACGTCGGGCAGGTTTACGATGTAATCAGGATGTAAAGTAGTAACGCCCATTATTCGGCCCTATAGTTTTTGCCTATTATAACACCATAGGCTAATTAATAAATGATATGGAGATTGGTTTGAATTCTTTACCGATGACAAGCATATCCGAAATGGCATCGACACACGGGTCGACCGTATCGTCGTGCGTGCTGTTCGGGAACTGGCTGTGCTCTCTTAAGAAGTCGGAAAGAAAAGGTACATCAGTGCTAACGTAAACGTGCCCAGCTTCTACGCTTGGCGCAACATCCATTGCCCGAGTTAGCTTGTCAATATTACGCTGGACGGCTTTCACTGGCATACCTTCACGGCCAAGCGTTTGGATCAAGCCAGTGCCGCTAACCTTGTCCTCGATCTTCATTGCACGAAGGCTACCTGTCGCGCCACTGTTTTTGTGTTTTTTCCAGAATGCTCTAGCCTGTTGCAATAGCTCTGGCGCTTCCCACTTACCCCGCACCATGTCCAGTAGGTACGCCTTGCCATCTTTAGTTTTACCCCAGCACTGAAAAACACTGAAATCGTTTGTTTCTTTTGTTTTTTGCGCCGTATCAGCATAAATGGCACGCCATTCAAAAGTAGGCAAAGCAGTGTAATACTGCCACCACGCATCTTTGAATATACCTCCACCGATTGGTGCGGGTCGCTGCAAATACTGGCCAGCGTAAACATATGGGTTAGCTTTGTTTTTTCGTTGTAGGTCTCCTATTGGGAATTGTTGTGGCCAGAAGGATTCTCCCTCCTCAACTTCCGCGGATATGTTTAAGTGCTCCCATTCTTCGCCGTTGCCACCGTCTAGCAGATAACCGGATAAGTCAGACTCGTGCAGGCGCTGCATGATTACTATGATAGGCGTATCAGGTCGGTTTTTCCGGCTTTCCATGGTCGTGGTGAACCAGTCGATAACATTCTCTCGCATGGTGTCGCTCATAGCCTCACCAGCTTTGTGAGGGTCATCTATCACGATAGCGCCGCCGAATGTGTCGCGCATCTTGCCTGCGCCGTAGCCTGTAATAGTACCCTCCGCACCAGTGGCATACACGATGCCGCCCTGCTCGGTTCTAAACTCGTCTTTAGCGGATGAATCGCGCTTTATTTGAGTGTGGTCAAATATCTCGCAGAATTGCTCGTGCTGCATGATAGCTCGAACATTGTAGGCGTTATTTGTGGCTAGGCGTTTAGAGTAGGAGGCATGGATAAACTCGGAATCTGGGAAGTTACCCATACACCAAGCCATGAAATTAATCACGGCTATTTCAGTCTTGCCAGATCGAGGCGGTACATTAATTATAAGTCGCTTGCAGTCGCCCATAACAACACGCTCAAGAGCGCTACAAATAGCCTCTTGATGCCAGTTATCCACTAAGTCGATACCCTTGCGCGCCTTAAACATCGTCCGCACAAAGGTAAGCAGATCACAGCGACTGTCGGCTATTTGATCAACTGTCAGCATGTTTACGTTTTAGTGCGTCAAGAACTGCGGTCCCGTTGTCTTTCGGCGACATAGTGCCGTCACTACTAGTGACATCAACTTTATCCCCCAATCCAAGATTACGAATAACAATCGGCGCATTGTATTTGCCAATCATAGCGCCTTCTAACTGACTAGCCTCGCATTGGGTTTTGATCTTGCTTACGGCTTCCGACAAGTGGTGGCCTTCTTTTGACCAAGCGTTAAGCGTCTGCCTTGCAATGCCAAGAAACGCAGCAAAACCCTGCATAGTTAGAGGTAGGTATTTTTCGGTATGCAGTGAAGGGTCGGAAGCAATAGGCGTGTGAATGCGCTCAGGGTTTTCGTGCTTGTGCTTGGCGTACTTGTTGAACTCCCTGATTAGTTCTTCAGGGAACTCGAATATAAACGGGCGCGTGCCTTGGTCTTTTTCTCGTAGCTGGTAAAGCTGGTTGCCATGCTGAAAAGGCATAGATAGTCTCCTATAAATGCCTTGATTGTATCACTACTGCTGTGGTTAGTCTAAATGCTTGCAATCGTTAGCTATCGCCTGCCATGCCTCTATCTTATCGTAGGCATTAGGTGTTATCTTTGCGAGCTTAGCCAGTGCAGACTTAAGGTAGCCGTTACGCCCACGCAAGCTAGCAATCGTGCCGTTCTTTGCCTTACAGTCATTCGTCAGTTTGTTGTTCTCAGCTTCTAGGCTAGCTATGCGCCGCTTAGCGCTTTCTAGGCGGTCTAGTAGGTTTTGGTCGGTCATAGCAAACCCTCCTGCATTGGTGGTAGTGGTAACGGCTGCCAGTGGGTTACTCTGCTTCGTTCAAATCCATATTTAACAAAGTATTTACACGTATGGGTATCTAAATCAGATTGAGCGGCTCCATTAGCCATGTGAACTAGAACCTCCTGCCTGTCTTCCGGCAACCTATCATCAACACTAACCCACCCGCTCTGGTCTTTGGTGTATTGGTCGATCATATCTGGGATTAAATCATCATCTTTTTGCACGATGTACCCGTTTTTATCTAACCACTCTCTAATATTCTGCTTACTCATTGCCTTGCTCCAGTTTGTTTGCGTACGCATTCGCCATTTTAATAGAAAACTCTAGCATCATTCTTAAGGCGACATCACCTTCTGAATGCGCCTCAACTACTAGCTCTTGCATGTTATTAGAAAAGTCACTCAGAGCATCC